GGCTCGTAGACGTCAAAGGGCAAACGTCCGTCAAATGCTGGTAAGTCGTACGCAGTGACACGATTTTTGCGCTCGCGTAACCAATCAACCATGCCGCCTCCCCCCGCACCAAGAACGCTAACATCAGAGTCGCGCACGTCGGTTAAATTGGACAATTTAAACCACGCACGGCTAGAAAACCGGAAAGCGTAGGGCAAACTTTTGCGGTTGGGCCGTGGAGGCGGAGGGCGGGGCTCGATGGGGATTGTGCCCGGCAACGGGACTAGACCCCAGTCATACTGGATAATCTTGTCCATGACTGGATGACTCCACGCCTTGACGCGATCAGCCTCCAATTGTAGCAGTTCAGGGAGTTGGTCCGAAAAGGCTTTTAGCATGTCCACGCCTATGCCATACCGGTCACTCAAGTACGTCCAGGACTCATCGTGTATGGCGTACATGGGCTGCACGTCACTCGTGAGTTGGATGTCGCGGGGCACATCCCACGGCAGGTCGTCAATCGCAACGTAGCGCGCGCCCAGTTGTAACGTGCGGTTGCGCAACACGCTGAAATACGCGTAGACCAAAGGGTTGTGCCCGAAGGTGATGATCATGCAGCTCGCCATGGTGAACGTGTGATCGTACCACCTCCGTTTCTTCGTGTTTTCGCGGAGAGTGTCGTAATACGCCTGCCTACTCAAACGCTCGCTCGAACCAATCGGGTAAGTTTCAATTTGTTTCTTTAGATCCGCCAAAACGCTTTGCCCGGCGTTCGTTAAACTCTTAGGCGTTGCGGCGCTCTTGACAGCGACGCGTCCAAAGAGGCAGCTGGCGACCCAAAAAACTGCACCTTCGTGATAAGCGGGTATGATGTGCTTTGAGCAACAGTCGACCTGGGACAATGTCTGAGTCCCATACCCACTTAACGTGATGCCATTGCGTAGTGACCGCCAGAACATGCGTTCAGCCGTGGCCACAGCTTCGGAGCCGCCTTGAGGCAGAGAGAAGGTCAAATCGTCGGATATGCCGCAAGCATATGTGCCCTTGAGGGTCACCGTGAGCATGCGCATGTAATTAGCCACCATTAGGAGCGTGTTGCCGCTAGTAGTGTCATCGTCGCCCGAGTTCACACCGTGAACTTTGACGCCCATGAGCCGTCGAACAAATCTGTCAAGATCGTAACCTGATTGCTTGTAAACGCCAGCGCCGCGGCAATTTTGCTTAACTAGGTTATAAAGTCGACGAGCATGGCCCTTGAGCGTTCCAGGGGGCATGGCGTCGATGAGCTTCTTGAGCTCCTTAACAGAACAGCCGCACAAGTACAGAGCTATCTCATCAGCATTCGGCATGATTTCAGCGCGCACAAGGGTTTTGGCTAGAGTCTTCTCGGCTTCGATAGAGGCGTCATAAGCTGAAGCGTCGGACGTGACGCAAAAGCGTGACACTCGGTGCAGCCCGTTCCAAAGTTCGGGCGTGGTTGGATTTCGGTATTTGATACGGTCTTCGCTCTCGGGATGGAAACTCGGAAAAGTTGGTTTTGTGTTGGGCACAGACTTGCCGACACACGTGCGGTAAATGACCGCACCGTACTGCAGCAGTGTGCAACTGTTAACACAAACATAACCATGAACTTCACCGCCAGTGAACTTGCTCAACTCAGACTCACCGTGTGAAAACGGGTATCTTTTGAGCTGGACTAGCTTATCGGGTGTTTCACTTATCATCCTAGGTTTTTGTTTGTAAAAATAGATAACCTTAGGGATGCGGAACCCCATGAGCGAGATTTCGTTTTTAATGAAAATGCCGTGGCACAGGTTCCACAGCTGTCTGCTGAATCGCAATGCCCACGCCAACCTGTACGAAGTCTTTTTGGCGTGTTTCCATGCCTCATTCTGCACCATGCACAATGGTGGTGTGAGCCGTGGTATGTTAACGTCACTTGACGGAAAACACACACGATATGCTGCTCGCACGTTGTGCACGTGAAAATGGACGGGAATATTGCTTCTGGGCACGTCTTTGAGATAACGCTTGATGACCGTGACTGTGAGTGACCAGGCACCTGTGGTGTAGGTGCCAAGAAGCGCGCCGATGTATGGCGGCGCAACTAAGGTCGGCCCGAGCCGGTCTGGGTCGTCGGTTTGTGCAGCGTTTTTCAAGGTGGCACCAGGTTGAATCAGCACTTCCAATGCCTTGGCAACTCTGTCGTTGTAATCGGGATCCTGCACGGGACCACAACTCTTCAACAGGGCTCTGACATCGGGGCAAAATGGGTTGAAGCGTAAACCCCTAGTAGGTTCGTACCAACCTGCTTCTATCCAGTTTTCGTGGGGCACACTAGACGCGTTGAAAACACGCGTGGTGCGCACCCCACGGGGGCAGAGCGCCGAGGCAAAAGCCTCGGCGCACTTTTTAATTCTATACAGTGTGACTGTCTGAAGGTTG